GACCGTCCAGTAATTGACGCATGCGGTGGAACACGTCCATTGAGCACATACGGAATGACAGTGTCAATTCCTAAAATCACTGCAAATTCAACTGCCGCAACAGTGGCAGAAGGCGGAGATCCAACAGGAACTACTGCGATTACTTCCAGCTATGTGAACGCCACAGTTATCAAAAAAATGGGATTTCAACGCTACAGTGTTGAGCTCCTGGATAGAAGCGACCCATCTTTTTACGAAATCATGCTTTCTAATTTACGGGACGCTTATGCTCAGGCAACTGATGCTTATGTAATTGCTCAGATTACTGCTGGCGGAACTCAAGCTACTGCAACTGCTGCTGATTCAGCTGGATTGATTTCATTCGTATCAACAGAAGCACCAGCTGCTTATACTGCAACAAAGCGCACTGCTAAGTCATTCGTTTCAGGTACTTCCATCTGGGCGACGCTTCTCGGCGCAACTGATACAACAGGACGTCCAATCTACAACGCTGGAAATCCTATGAACAACGCAGGATCTGCGGTTCCAACATCAATTCGCGGAAACGTTCTTGGACTTGATTACTATGTAGATCCAAACATGGTAGCAACATCAATCGACGAATCAGCATTCATTATCGAGCCACGTTCAATCGAAATCTTTGAATCTCCAGCTTTAACATTGGCGACAAACGTGCCAACAACAGGCGAGATTGAGATTTCACTTTACGGTTACATCGCAGCTCAAGCCGTCTTTGCAGGCGGACTTCGTCGCTTCAACCTAACCTAATCAATCATGGGCTAGGTGCGCTCCCGTATCTAGCCCAGCAGCTCACGAAAGGGAACAGAGATGCCAATCATTACCGTCGCCAGTCTTAGACAGGTTCTCGGCGTCTCTGTTTCTCTTTATTCTGATGCTTATCTTGAAGGAATTATTGATTCAGCCGAGCAGGTAATTCTGCCGCTATTGACTGCCAATCAAAATTCAGTCGCCGCCGTATATTTACAAAACAATGTCGCCTATTACATAACACAAAAGCCAAACACATTTGTCGCCGGTCAGAGTGTCGTAATTACAGGTTGCGTCCCAGCAACATTTAACGGAACACTGACAGTCACTTCGAATTACTATGATCCATTTCCTTACTTACCTTTCGCATATCCGGCTCCTTATTTCTACTTCACGGCAGCTATAACAAATAGTGACATAACATTCCGTCCGGTCATTCCTGGCGGCGTAGTTTATTTATCTGGGGCAGACGCGGCCACGCTTTACGCAAATACCGACGCAGTCGAACAGGCGGTCACCATCGTCAGCGTTGAGATATTCCAAAGCGTGGTCGCTCCAGGTGGCCAGATTGAAGGCGTAGATTTTCAGCCGTCACCATTCCGCATGGGTCGGTCACTCCAAAATCGTGTAATAGGGCTTTTAGGAAATTACGTCGACGTTTCAACGATGGCCATGTGATGCCTACACCAACAACAATTGCGACTAACGTCAGAGGCACTCTTGCGACTGCTCTTGCTGGTGTGGTGGCTTCTGTGTATTCATCTCCACCAGAGGCGGTAATTCCTCCAGCTTGTGTAATTGTTCCGGATTCTCCCTATTTGGAAACGACTACAATCGGCAAATCTGCGGTGCGCGTGAAAATCAACTTCGTGGTTACTGCGGCCGTTGCTTACAACAACACGGCCGGAGCACTAGACAATCTTGAGCAGCTTATTATTAGCATCATGGCAGCGATGCCAGCAGGATACGAAGTCGGAGACGTTGAACGTCCGACAATCCAATCGGTGGGCGCATCGAATCTACTAGTGGCGGATCTCGCGGTCAGCACTTACTACACACAACAGACAATCTAAGGAGACAAAGAAATGCCAACAACAATAGTCACCGGTCGCGACATAGTTTTTACTCTTGCCACCGTGAATTACGACGCGCAGACAACTGCCGTCACAATGGTCAATGCACCAGTCATCACTACTTATCAAACACTCGATGGCAAGGCTTACAAGCACATCGATGATCAGTGGACTCTAAACATTTCACTTCTTGCAGACTGGGGCGCGACTTCATCACTCTTTGAAGCGATGTGGACTGCATTCACTTCTGCTCCAAATACTGCACTTGCATTCACTCTACTTACTGCAACTGGCGCATCATTTGCTGGTACTGCTTTTCCAGTGGCTCCAACTGCTGGAGGCGCTGCACCAGATGCTCAAACTGACACCTGGACAATGCTTTGCGCATCAACACCAGTTCTAACAATCAGCTAATCAAAAAAGAAACGGGAGCAAAATGAAACTGAACATAGCAATCACGTACCAAACTGGGGAAGCCGCTACATACACGGCGGCTCCTCCAGAGTGGCAAAAGTGGGAACAGAAAACAGGATTCACGATTCAACAAGTTCAAGAAAAGCTTGGAATCTCGGATCTTCTTTTCTTGGCTTATCACGCAATGAAACGCGAAGCCGGTGGCAAGCCAATTAAAGGCTATGAAATCTGGTGCGAAGGTGTGGCAGATATTGAGGCCGGAGCAGCTGACCCAAAAGTTACGCCGTCGGAAGCCTCAATCGAATAATTGTGGAGCTGGCAATAGCCACAAAGATTCCAATGAGTGAATGGACGACGGCGGAACAGATTCTGACGGCTTTTGAGATATTGGAGCGACAAAATGAGCGACAAGGTTGAGATTGCCTATGACAAGGCCGACCTTCGTCGCATCACTTCAGCGTTCAAGGCGATGGATTCTGAAGCTACTGACGCAGCCAAAAGGGAATCATCAGCTCTTGCAGAATTTGCTCAAGGCAGGATTCAAAATAAAGCAACGACCAGAGGCACGGCCGCTACTCGTATTGCAGCCGGCTCCCGTGTGTCTAAATCTTCCAAGATTGGTGAGCTCTCTTTCGGCTTTGTAAGCCAGAAGTTTTCTGGCGGTGGCACAACAAAGGATCTCTGGGGCGGTACAGAATTCGGATCTAACAAGTTTAAGCAATTCCCAGTCTGGTCTGGCACAACAGGACGCGGATCTAAAGGCTGGTTTATTTATCCGACACTTCGCGAAATCCAGCCAGACTTGATTGCTAAGTGGGAAAATGCTTTCGACCGAATCTTGAAGGAGTGGTGATGGCTGGACAAAGTAGAACGCTCAAACTCTCGATTCTGGCTGATGTAGATCAGCTCAAAAAATCCTTAGCAACTGCCAACGGAGACGTTGAAAGTTCCTCCTCAAAAATGGCTGGATTTGGCAAGATTGCAGGAGCTGCATTCTTAGCTGCCGGCGTAGCTGCTGCGGCGTATGCCGGAAAACTTCTTATTGATGGCGTGAAATCAGCTATTGAAGATGAAGCAGCTCAAGCAAAATTAGCAACAACTCTCAAGAACGTCACAGGCGCGACCAACGCTCAAGTTGCTGCAACAGAGGCATATATTCTTAAAACTTCTTTAGCCAATGGAATCACTGACGACGAATTGCGTCCATCATTGGAAAGATTGCTTCGCGCCACAAAAGATGTTGAGCAAGCACAGAAATTGCAGACACTTGCTATTGATGTTGCAGCCGGCTCAGGTAAGTCACTCGAAGCCGTCTCTAATGCACTAGGTAAAGCTTATGAAGGCAATTCTGGAGCTCTCGCTAAATTAGGCATTGGATTGTCTGCGGCCCAACTCAAGACAATGAGCATGAACGATGTCACAAAAGCCTTGTCAGATACTTTTGGCGGTCAGGCTGCTGAGAAAGCAGACACATTTGCAGGCAAGATGGATCGTCTTAAAGTGGCATTTGATGAAGGCAAGGAATCAGTCGGTGCAAAACTTTTGCCAATTATCACGGAGCTTGTTGATTTTGTAGTAAAACAAGTAGTACCGGCTCTTGGAAAATTTGCTGATTTCTTTAAGCCAATCACAAAGGCGATAGAGGACAATAAAGAAACATTTGCAGATTTAATTGACTTTCTAAAAAAGTACGTCGTGCCACTTCTCATCGACGGCTTAGGTGGAGCGTTAAAAATTATTGCTCAAATAATTGCTGGCCTTGTTACTGGATTTGCCAACCTTCTTTCTGGAATTGGAAAAGTAGTGAACGCGGTCAAAGCATTTATCAAGCTTATGACAGACAATCCAGTGACTAGATTTTTTGGCGGCGGAGATAATTCTAAAGGTTTAAGAGTCGGCGGCTCAGAAGATTTAGGTATGGATACAGGCGGCGGCACTAGCGGTGGTGGATTTGATACAGGAATGCCAGGCGACACATTCAGTCCAGGTGCAGATCCATTCACATTTACGGGTGCGCCACTAAGCTCATATTCTCCAGCTATGCAAGCTGCAATCCTTCGCCGTGAGCAATTAAAAGCCGACACCGAAAGACTTAGGGCGCAACGTGAAGCGGCTGCGGCAGCTAGAGCAGAAGCCACTGGTGGCCTTTCCACTGCCGATCGCATCAACATCACAGTCAATGGAGCCATTGATGCCGAAGGTACTGCTCGAACAATTGTCAATGTGCTCAATGACTCCTTCTATCGTGGTACTGGCGGAGCCGGTGCTCTGGCAACTTCATGACACAGTGGGCTCCAGTCTGGCGTGTAAAGGTTGATGGAACTGATGTAACAGATTCAGTCCTTGCCAATCTGACAATCACTTCCGGCCGCACGAACATTTACACACAGGCTCAAGCGGGCTATTGCTCGGTGACTTTGATTATCTTTGGTCAAGCTGCATTACCTTACGAAATTAACGACACCATCTCAATTGAGGTTCAAGACACATCGGCCGTCTATGTGCCAATCTTTGGCGGTTCCGTTGTGGACATCAGCGTTAGCGTCTCGCAGGTCGGTTCTAGCGCATATACTCAAGAAGTCACGATAACGGCTCTAGGAGCCCTTGCAAGGCTTCAGAAGGCACTTACAGATGGCGTCTTAACTCAAGACTTTGATGGCGACCAAATTGAAACAATTCTTCGCGAAGTTCTATTGGCTCAATGGCAACAGGTTCCAGCCGCATTGCAATGGGCTACTTATGATCCGACGGTTACATGGGCAACTGCTGAAAATAATGGACTTGGTGAGATTGACACTCCAGGCAATTATGAGCTGGCACAAAGGGCGTCTAATAGGGTCGTTATTTATGATCTAGTTTCGGCGCTTGCTACTAGCGGATTAGGTTATTTGTACGAATCGGCCTCTGGCCTTATTTCCTACGCAGATTCGACACATCGAACGACTTATCTTTCAACTAATGGTTATACAGATCTCACTGCTAATCACGCTTTAGGGCAAGGCATTACGATTAAGACAAGGGCGGGCGATGTCAGAAATGACATCACAATCAAATATGGCACAAACTCGTCTAGCCAAGTAAGCGATACAGACGCTGCATCTATTGCACTTTATGGCGATTTGGCTCAAATAATAACGACGACCATAAAACATCAAGCTGATGCCGAAGATCAAGCTGCGTTCTATCTGGCACTGCGAGCCTATCCGCAGCCCATATTTGAATCAATTACCTACGCTTTGACAAATCCAGAGCTAGACAATGCCGATCGTGACGACCTAATCAATATCTTTATGGGTCAGCCAATAGCACTAAACGACCTTCCGCAGAATATGTCCTCCGGTGTCTTTCAAGGCTTTGTCGAGGGCTGGACTTTCCGCGCTTCTTACAATCAGCTTGATATCACTCTTCTCATGTCGCCATTGGCCTATTCACTGCAAGCTATGCGCTGGAATGACGTGCCAATTAACGAGGCGTGGAATACCGTGTCGCCGACTTTACAGTGGCAATATGCCACAATAGTCTCATAATGAAAGGAATACAGAATGGCTAATCCAACAACGAATTATGGTTTTGTCCTACCCACGGCCACAGATTTAGTAACGGACTTACCAGCTGACTTTGACGTTGCGCTGCAAGGCGTTGACACACGACTGAAGGCATTGCAACCAGGCACGACGCTTGGTGATCTTGCTTATTCATCAGCAACTGCAAACACAAACACGCGACTGCCAATTGGCACAACAGGTCAGGTTTTAGCTGTATCGGGCGGTGTGCCAGCATGGACAACAACGGCAGATGTAACACCTCTAACAACAAAAGGCGATCTTTTTACTTTTACAACTGTTGATGCGCGTTTAGGAGTTGGAGCTAATAACACCGTCCTCACGGCAGACTCAGCCGAGGCAACAGGATTAAAGTGGGCTGCTGCTTCTACTGGTGCATTGACAAAAATTGCATCGGCAACTTTTACAAATCAAAGTAGTGTCGCAATAGATAGTGTTTTCAGTTCCACTTATAAAAACTATATTGCGTATATCAATGTCTATGCTGCAACAGGTACTGATGATTTCCAAATCCAGTATAGATATGCTGGTCCAACAACACAAACGACAGGTTATTATGGCGGGAGTTTTGGATATAATGATGGAAACGCTTTGACGACTAATGGATTTACCGGAGCGACTGAAATTACTTTAGCACCAAATACTGGTACTTCAACTAGCTTATCTTCGTATCAAATAAACTTTGGCTCTATTGGCAACGCAAGCGAAAAATCTGTTCTATGGGGGACCGGAATTGATGGAAGTTCACAATCAACTCGTCAATTTACTGGTTGGCAAGCAACCGCCAGAATCTACACAGGCTTTTTAATTAAAAGTGCTTCTTCAAATATAACTGGCAGTTACGCAGTCTATGGATTGGAAAACTAATGTCAAACAATACTTATTTTATTCATAATGTGGAAACAGACAATATAGGCATTTTTGAATTAACAGACAAAGAAGAAGCAATTCTCAATGATGAAAGAGAGAAAGCACTTTTGGCAAAAGCAAAAGCGCAAACCGAAAGTGCAGCAGCAAAAGAAGCGGCACAGGCAAAACTTGCTGCACTTGGTTTAACACCTGATGACTTAAAGGCACTTGGACTTTAATGTATCAGGAAGGTACGGCCGCTAGGATTATTGAAGTCGCATTAGCTGAAGTCGGTACGATTGAAGAAGGCGACAACCTTACAAAGTACGGCAAGTTTACAAAGGCCGATGGATTGCCGTGGTGCGGTTCCTTTTGTAATTGGGTCTTTCATACAGCCGGCGTCAAGATTCCTTCAATGGTTTCAACGGCTGCTGGAGCTCATAAGATGAAAGAGCTTGGACGCTGGATTGACGATAAGCCGCAGCTTGGCGATCTATGCTTTATGGACTTTCCACACGATGGCATCGATCGCATCAGTCATATTGGAATTGTGGTCAAGGTTGGCATTAATACGGTTTTATGCATTGAAGGCAATACGTCCGGAGAAGGCGACCAGCGCAACGGTGGCATGGTGATGGTAAAGCGTCGCTATATTGGCAAAGAGATTGTTGGTTTCGCTAGGCCGAAGCTTGTAACCTATACAGGAGAATATCCATTGGTCGAGCCACTTCCACAGGCGAAACCGAAAAAGGAGAAAAAGAAATGACACAATTTAAGGCACTTGCGGCATCATGGGCTAGATCATCAGTGGCCGGAATGGTGGCCGTCTATATGACAGGCAATACGAATCCAAAGGATTTAGCGATGGGGCTTGTCGCTGGTCTGATTCCGGTACTAGCTCGCTGGGCTAATCCGAACGACATTTCTTTCGGTCGCCAGAAGTGAGCGTCGGCGAATGGACGGCGGTCGGTGGGCTTGTTCTTGCGGTGCTGACTGCCATCTATTCGTCAATGCGATTCATGGTGAAGTCGATCATGCGAGAGCTTCAACCGAATGGTGGCAACAGTCTCAAGGATCAAGTCTCTCGAATTGAGCAACGTTTAGATCAATTGATGCTGGAGATTGCTCTTAAGAAATAGACACGCCGACGTCAATCTTGAAATTGTCGGCCATCGATGTCACTCTGTATCTGGGAGCATTCGACAAGGCTCCCACGGGAGCAAAAAATGACATCAGGTGAAATCGGTTTATTCTTGTTTATGTGTCTGGCCTGTATTCTGTGGTCGATTGTGAGCTACACAATGGGCTACAAAGAAGGTCACAAAGACGGCTATCAGCGAGGCAAGGCCGTTGGCCGTCACGCATCATCTCAGGCGGTGCGCTAATGGGATTCCTAGACAACTACGAAGCTGCTCGCGCTCGCA